CTTTTGTGCAAGGATGAAAGGCATGAAGAAAAAACTTACATCTGCTAAAACTGCTAATGATCCAAATTCAAGAATTAATAAAGCACTTCGTGCTTGGAATTGCTAGTTTAATTATATGTAGTATTACTATGGCTGATATAAAAAATACAAAAGATTTTATGAAAGCAATAGAGGAGGTACGACAAGAGTACCCAGAAGATGCTATTGAAAGAAAAATACCTACAGGATTTATAGCAACTGTAGCTGCTGCAGAAACTGGTAATTTTCAATTTAAAGGTGCACCTACTGCAAAAAGTGCTAATAATTATTTTGGTATGCATGCAACAGGTAAACAAGATTTTTTAGAAACTATGGGTGGTGCTAAATTAAGAAACTTTCCTGATAGTAAAGCTAGTATAAGATCTTTTTTATCTTTAATTTCAACAGATGATAGATATAAAGATGTTATGAAATCTACAGAAAAAGTAGAAGATATGTTTAAAGGTATGAGCCCCTATGCAGAAAGAACAGACTATCCTAGTTTTTTAGCAAACGTATATAGTAATAGAATTAAACCAGTTATAGAAACAGAAAATATGTTGATCCCTCAAAGAAAACCTATAGTGGATCAAATGAATACCCTAAAATAAAAAAGGGAGCCATAAAGACTCCCCTTAAGCAACACAAGACTTCCTGATTTTAATCAGGAGGTCTTTTTTTTTGTTTAAATTTTTTGTATAATTTGTTTGATATCATCTTGCAACTTTTTACCTACAGAGTTAGCATGATTAATTATAGCCGCACATAGATTAGCTTGATAAGGAAAACCTTTTAACGCATCTCTTATTTTACCTACAGGTTTACCACCATAGTCAATAACTATAGCATTCTCTTTATTTAATCCTATTTTTAATTCAAATAATATACCAGTATATTTATCTAAATTATTTTTTTCCATTATCTTTCTCCCCACCTTTAGGGTCAAAAGGTATTAATGCTGCTAAAGTATTCATAATAGTAACAACTTCTGCATACGGTCTACTCATTAAATATCTCATGATATCTTTTAATTTTTCAGAATCAATAAGATATTGTCTTGGTTCTATTTGTTTGTCCATCTATCCTCCTATTAAAATGGTATATCATCATCATCTGGATAATATTTATCTATTGCTTTTATTTTATCACATGCACATGTTATTGCTTCTAGCTGTTTATTTATTTCTTCAGCAATCTGTGGATGTTCTCCTATACCTACAGGTTTATCTAAATATACCTGTATTGTAGCTCTTGCTACGTCTACCTCTGCCTCATACTTTTTTTTTAAAGCATCTAGCATATCTCTTTTAAACATTACTCTGCTCCTTTAAATTGGTAGTATTTGGTTTCTACTAATTCCTCGCTATCAAAGTAAGGATTAGTTTTTGCTGCCTGCGATTCTCTGGCATCTCGTATAGTTTGATTTAGCGTTCTACCTTCACGCAAACAACCTGCTACAAAATCTTCTAATTCCATTAGTGCCTGTTTAACTTGTCCCATTATCTTCTTCTGCCTCTTCTAGTTGTCTATTTAATTTATTTATTTTATTTGATATTTCTATGGCAACTTCATATAACATATTTATCTTACCAAGTAAAGCCATTCTTTCTCCGTGTGTCATTTAACCTCCTTAACTAGTCTATTTAAATACCACTGTGCTTTTTGTAAATCTTCTAATGGCTCACCTTTAAACTTATACCTTGAAACATATTTAAGTATGTTGCCTTTTAGATATCCATGAAACTCATCATTAGTCATGCAATCACATATAACATCTATAGTTTCTTTTTTACCATGTAAATAATGTGCAGGCCTATCTACGTTATTATAATAAACTGTTTTCTCTTGCATTACTTCATTTTCATATGTTTTATCTTCGTCCATATTCTCTCCTTACAGTTTTAATATCAAGTAATTCCATATTATAATTACCATCTTTAACTTCACGTTTGATTATTAAACCACTCCACCATAAGTGCTGAGTATCTCTAGCAAAATGCTCTGAATGATTTAAATAGCATCCAGCAGATAATCCATGTAACTTTTTACCATTAGGTAAAGTAGATAATGCATAATCTAATAAATGACTATGCCCTACTGTAGCAGAAACTTTGTGTTTTGTCAAGATAGTTCTTGCAATATTTTCACCAGATATTGCACTACCCATAATACCAGAAGGTAAATGGTGACAGTAATGTACACCATCTATCACCTTAATTTTTTTATATGGTATTTCTTGCCAACCATATTGTTTAAATTTAAGATCACTAATTTTAAGTGTGCCATCTAACTCTGGATTGTCATCTACAAATCTATCAATCCTATCTTCGTGATTACCATGAAGCATAATCTTTCTAGCCTTATGTTTACCTAAACCTTTATTAAATAAAGCTAGTGCATTATGAGAATGCTCCATATCTTTTTGATATCTTCTACCTTCAAATGATTTTTTTGCTCGATCATATGATGATAGAGAATCCATACTACAAAAGTCCCCCATACATATTATGTGTGAAACTTTATAATCTGCTGCTAGTCTACCTGCCCACAGAAATCTTTCATTGCTTGCTTTAGGTGTACAATGAGGGTCACCTATAACTAAGTGTGTTGCCATTAGTTTAACTCCTTATCTCGTTTCATTTTTAAGTATTCAAGAAAATCAATAACATTAGACTCATCATCAAATTCTGCTATAGAACTTATTGTTAAATCTTTATCTTTTTTCTTTTTATCTTCAGCATAACCACGAAGTCCCCAAAGAAACGTTGAATGAGGGTCGGAAGTTGCCATTTTTATCATGCCTCTAGCTATCGTAGAACATAATTCATATTCTTCTGTAGTCATTTTAGATTTACTATCCATAATAATACCACAGTGAAATCCTTTTTGCCAAGGGCTAACTATTACCTTAACAGAATTTATATAATTAATTTTACTTTTTTTCATTAGTGCCAATACTTATCATAGTTTTCTTTATTATATTCTACTACTTTATATTCGTAGTTTCTTTTTTTACTTTTTCTAGCAAACTCTTGTGCCTCTTCTTCTTTACTAAATATAGTGTTTGTAAACATTCTATAATCCTTTTCTTTTTTTTGTTTATATATTACAAAGTATACCATCATAACAAGAGTCGGTGAAGAATAGACCCCTCAAACTACTCTCCACCAGCCTCTATAGTCTCATCCTTTTTAGGATTTTTGACTTCAGTGTACCAAACCCATTTAGGGTTTTTACCTTTAGATTGCTGTTGTGGTAACAACTGCAACTTATCTCTTCCCCAACAAGGAAGTTTGTATGGGCAGTATGAACATACAAAACCCAAAACTTTATTACCAGTAGGTTTACTTCTAAATGTTTCTGCTATATCATCATAGCATCTTTTAAACTCTACTTTATTATCAATTGCTTTAATATTATTTTCAGCAGTTTTAATTGCATTACGTTTATGTTCTTCTACAGATGCAGGTGTTTCACACACAGTCCATTCACCAGTAGATTTATTAATAGCTATCCAACCACCAAATTTTTTATTCTGACTTTCCCCATATAAAAAACCTTGTGACGCATAACCAAAGGAATCATCACGAATAACTTCGCTAAATCCACCTGACTCTCCAAATTTTTTTTCAAAAGAATATGGTGATGCACTTTTAATATCCCAAATTTTTTCATCAATCTCAACATCTTGTCTACCTTCAATTTTGTATTTATCAAATTTATACTCAACTTTTTTTTGTTCATTCTTAATATTTACTCCTGCTGATTTCATTATAAATAATGCTAACGCTTCTATTAAATCACCAAATGTATTTCTCATTCTTACATTATATGGTTGGCCTTCACCTTTTATACCCTTTGCTTCCATCTGTAATTGACACAATGGCCTACCAACATTAGACATTCTTAACTCAAACTTATCTCTTCTTTCCTCTTCAAACTGTTTCAGTAAGGCGTTTTTACACGCCTCACCAAACTCCTGTACTAACCGTTTGTCTAGTTTTACAGGACCTTTAGACACCGAGTCTAAATATTGCTGTACTTTTAATAATATACTATTCATTATTTAGAAAGCACTTGTTCTGGTAATTCATCGTCTACATCTTCAACGATCTGGGCATCTACTTTATCAGAACCATTAGCTCGTTTTGTCTTCGCACTGTTATACGATTCTACAACTTCTGTATTTTCAGTGTCAATAGATTCTTGAAACACCTTTAATGTTTCCATATCAGTATCAGATAATTGCAAATTAGTATCTGCATTTACACCTATCTCTGGTATGTAAAAAACATTACCACCTTTTTTTTGCCTTTTAGTATCAAGAGAAAAAGTACAATTAAACATAAGTTTCTTTCTCTTTTTTAATTGATCTAAAGCAGCACTCACAGGTGAGAAAGCCGTTCCAGTTACTCTATATAGAACAGGTAAATTTTCTACACTATGTGAATTACCTTGTGCAGTTTTACCATCTTTAAAAGATAATAAACCATACACAAGTTTATAACATCGTATAGTTCTTTGCCTTTCTAGTTCTTCTGGGGTAAGAGTTGACCTTTCTTTAAAAGGTATCTTACCACACCTTGTTCCACCTAATATATCAATAGCTTCTTCTTTCCAGCTTTTAAATATAATAGATCTATTTACATACTCACCCTTCTCTGCATCATAGTGCATGTACTGCATGGCACTTATGAATGGTCTTAATGTGACTGGTTTACCAAAAACATTTTGACCTATGTTAGAATCGTAAGTATAGAAGTGACCAACTGGTAATTGATTACCATCATCATCTTCTGGTGTTCGATTGATTGCTAATCTTGGTATGTTATTACCTAAATTAGAACCATCATCTTGTCCGATTGCTTGCATAATTTGCTCATCAGACATTCCTTTTATATTTACTAAGTTATTATCAGACATTTGTCCTCCATTTAGTTGTTGTCTTATACCACATTTTTAATAAAATGTCAAGTGTTATTTTAAAATAATTCTTCAATAAAAAAACCAATGAGAACCCATATCATTATCCCACCAAATATAGCTTCTAACATATTCTAGTCTCCCCATTAATAATTTTAATATCTAAACCATCAGATTGTGCAAAGTATTTCCACTCTGAAAAAAACTCATGGTCATTATCTATGTATAATGTAGTTGGTTCTATTATACATTGATCTTTTAGTGCAGTGTATTCTAGAAAAGCAGAATACTGCTCATCTGAATACTCGTCCATTGTTTCCAATGCTTCTATTTCTTTGGTCATGCTATTTCTATTTCCTCCATATCTAACCAGTTATAACCTATTTTAATTTCCATCAATTTATAAATGTTTATACATGCAAGTGGCACAATATCTGCTGTAGCAAAACCTTGTACAGGATAATTTTTTATTTGCGTACCATATGTAGATCCACCCCAAGGTGTTCTTTCTGCATACGGAAATGAATACTCTCTACCTGTTGGTAGTTTAACTCTTTTAAATCTAATGGCTTCACTTTGTAATTGGTCATGCCAAACTTTTATATCTTTATACTTTTCTAAAAATTTAGTATAATATCTTTTTTCATCTTCTGTACCAGTCACCCCACCATACAAAGGTTTAAATGTATGTGCCTTTGCATCTTGTCTTGATACACCTATTATATCTGCAGTGTATTGGTGTACATCTATTTTATTTTTTATATCTTCCATACCTTGTTTATCTTGTGCAAGAAATACTGCAGTTCTAAATTCTAATTGTGCAAAGTCTACTTCTAATATCATTCCATCTTTAAATCTAGACGTAACAACTTTTCTAATAGGAAATGTTTTACCTCTTGGTTGGTTTTGAAAATTAGGATCACGGCTAGATAGTCTACCAGTTGCAGTGATAGCTTGCATAAATTTAGGATGTAAGAATCCTTTTTCGTTTGTAAAATTTTTTAATCCTTCTACAAAAGTATTTAAATATGTATCAACTGCATTGTGTCTAACTATTGCATCAATAAAATCTTTGAACTCACCCTCTGCTTCTGCTGCTATTTTATTTAATGTTATTCTATCTGTTCTAAATCCAGACTC